TCAGGAGTATTCATTTCTGCTTCTACGGACTCTGTAATCCAAGTTCCCGAAAGCTTTTGGTATTCGATGAACTCTTCTTCAGTCAGCTTTCTATCCCCGACATTCTTCTTAGGAGCGTTGATAATAGGCTTACCCTCTAGCTCTTCCAATCGAGCGATCTCAGCAGTCCCGGGAGTTTCCTCCCGTTCAGCCTCGTAGGATCTACCCAGTACGTCAGTACCTTCAGGAGAAGGATAAGTCTGAGACCCGACCCCGAAGAAACTAGGGACAACCTTAGCAGCGCCGATAGCTCCTTCTTCGTCGATTCCGTCAAGAACGTCTTGAGCAAAAAGAGGAATGAATCTCTTGATGATTTCCTTCTTGGCGTCAAACGGCTTACCTTCAAAGTCCTTGCCCTTCATCCAGTCCTTTACAAGGCTGGCAAGAGGTGAGAGCTTATTAGACAAGAAGTCAAGAGCTACGTCCCAACGAGTATCCGAACCGAATTTCTTGCCTAGTTCGACAATGTCTTTCTTTGCATTCTTTGTTTCGTTCGTAGCAATTCTAGCGCCAAGCGTAACATACTGTCCGAATCCTCCCAACGTATCATACCGAGTATTACCTACTCTGATCTTCATAAAATCAGAAGATCTAGAATCAGTTTCCACTTTTGCCCCCATCATAGTAGCAAGAATACCTACCATAGAAGTAAGCGCTCCAGTAGCTAGAAGAGATTTTATAGCTTCTGCTCTAACCCCCTTTGGAAGGGTGGCGTAGTAAACAGGATTAAGCAAATCAATTCTGCTTTTCATGAGACGAGGACTCCAAAAAGTAGCATTGATCAAAGGGCCAACTGTGTCAGCCCCCTTAAAATTACCACGACCTGTCGCACTGTTTATAAAAGAAGAAAGACCTTTGACACGGTCTAAGTCTAGCTTAAACGACGGATCTTGCTGTTGAAGTTTAGTTAACATACTGTTAAAAGTATCAGCACGAAGTTTATTCAAAAACCCTACATAACCTCGCTCAGCAAAACGAACACCTCGACCAATTCCGGGTATTTTGGAAGCAAGAGTAGACTGAAATCTTTCCTCTCTCTTAGTAAGAGATTTTCCAATGTCTGCAAAGAAAAGACCACTATCTTCCATTAATTTGAAATTAGGGTCTTTTTCTATTATACTCATAGTTGTTCGGAAGTTCTCTGCTTTACTTGCCATAGAGAACATAGGAAGTACGTTTTTCCAGAATGCTTTTGTATGAGCTAGAGAACGCGCCTGTCGGAAAGGAGCTGAAAGATCTAATGTTGACTGAAGCGCCCTAGGAAGATTTCCTACCTCTAGAAAAATATCCTTAATCTTATTCAGTTGAGCCTTCTTTTTAGTAGACACCTTGGCTTTCTCGATATCAGCAGTTACCGCGGCACGACCTTCAGGAGTCGCAAGATCAGCCGTAGCAAGCATCCTCCGCATCGCATCAGTCATTGCAGCATCAGTACCGACTTCGATCTTACTAGCATTAAGGATACGTCCGGCGTTAGCTTTCAAATCATTAACGCTTTGAATAACGTTACGAAGACGTTCCTGCTCCTGCCCTAGGACGAAGCGTTCACGGGCCGTAAGCGAAGATGTCTTTCTAGACAGATCGTAAATACGGTTAGCACTTTTAATAGCAAACTCTTCAGCCGCCAAAAGCTCAGGTACGTCTGCACCTCTTGCCAAGTTCTGAGCAGCCTTGCCCGTCATCTTGATACGACCAGCGTCATCAATCCAATCGTTCCAAGTCTCCTTGGTTCTTTCAGGAGCGTTCTCCTTTAAGATATCGTCGATATTACGGTTAGACCGAACGCGTCCAACGCCCACCCCGTCAGGATCTTCCCTACGAGTACCGCCTTGCAGCGGTCCCTCAGAGCCAGTCCCGGAAGCTTTCATAGGACGATAAGCCTTAGCCTCTAGTGCAGAAGTGGGAATACCCGCTTGCGCAAGAGACATCTTGACTTGAGCCCGGAAGTCAGGTTCAGTCAGAGCCTTTTCGATATTGGTAATACCAAAGAGTCTTGCAGTGTCGTTGATGACAGCGTCGACTTCTTCAGATTTAGAAGACATCGTCTTAAAGCCGTTGCCCGAGACGTCACCCCTCTTGCCGTTGATCACAGCAGCATGAGCTTGGTCGAGAATAGTTCTGACCTCCCTCTCGGAGAAGTTTAAATTGATCCCAAGCTCCCTAGCGTATTCCTTGATCTTGTTCTTGATCTTGTTTACGTAAGAAGCAGGGACGCGACCCTTCTCAGACATCTCTGCGAGGACTTCTTCAGCAGCTCTAGTGAGGCGCTCACTTTCCGTGAGATCCGAATATCCGTCCGTATTCTTTGCTAACCACGCGTCAGTCTTCTTCTTAAAGAAAGGCGACGACGAGTAAATATTGTCAAGAATGAAGTCTAGATCGTCACGAAACTTCTGAGCCAAACCGAAGTGGCCAAGACCCTCGTGGAAGAGAACCGTATTGGTCATCTCCTGAGGAGTCACTTTGCGAAGCTTCGCCTCAGCCGCTATAAGCTTTGTGTTCAAAGCGATCTTGCCTGACTCGGCATCATAGAAGCCAAGACTGTTTGAGTCTATTCCTTCGATATCGTCAAAGTGAGGATGTACTTCAACTTCAGGGGTATTCTTCCAAGATCCTGCCGTCTCATTGACATGGTCAACAATGTCATTGACGTTCTGAGGAATCTTCTCACCAGAGATCTTTTTCATTCCTTGGACTTCGCCCGGAGCAAAATCTGAAGAATAGGTTAGCTGAAAGTCAGGGTCGACTTCATCAGCACGTTGAAAAGCTTCGTGAGAACGAGGAACTTGGCCCTCATAAACATCTCTACCATCTCGAGCAGCAAGCTGTTCAGCATAGGTTTTAGAAGTTGTATACCAGCCACCATCACCGCCGAGACCACTACGATAAACAGTGACCATTGGTTCAGGTTCTGGGCGTTCCAGTTCGATGCCATACTTATCGCGGTAGTAATCGTTAATTCTTTTGTTATTGATAGTGACGTCTTCGTCACCACCCTTGGCGTAATACTCTACGGCCGCAGCGATTTCTTCGTCGGGAACGTTTGGATTATCTGCCTTCATTTCTTCGAAGGTCTTGCCCTTGCCTGCGTATTTCCCTACGAGCTTTGAAGCGACCTCTCCAACGCCCTGCATACCTCCTCCGAACAAAGCGTTAGCACCGGCCTGTCCGAACGAAATGTCGTCTCGGATACCCGCTAATTTATCCAGCCCTTGGTACCCTAGGTCAGAAGCACCTGCGATAGCCCCTTGAGAAAGAATCCTCGCACCGGTTGAAGCGCCCGGAGCAAAAAACATCGTAGGGTCAGCAGAGCCCGCCCCGATGCCTCCTAAAGTCGCAGCCCAACGGCCAGAAGCAAGATTCTCGATCCAGGTTTCGTCAGGACGCCACGTCGGATCTTCTTTGGCCTTAGCCTCTGCTTCCGCTATCATTCCTCTTTGTGTATCTACGATAGCCTTCTCATGAGTCTTCTCGTACCAAGCGTCGTCACGACCCGGGAACTTCTTCTTAAGATCGTCCATTCCGTAGTCAGACCAATCCATGGCCTTTCGAGATACAAGGCCCAAAAAGCCTTGCTGAGAAGCTCCTTTGAACTCATCTGCAAAGCGAGTCCCGAAGCCTCTTTGAGAAGGGGTCTCAACCCCTTTAGACGAAACAGCAGGCACAGTTTCCCATTCGTCATCAGCGGCCTGCGGAACAGGGGCTTTAGTGACAGCCTTAGGGGTGATCGTTTCCCATTCGTCGTCTAGAGGTTGAGTAGCCATTTAGTTATCCTTTAACCATTTACCCATTTAGAGCCATCCCAAGTACGGGTAGCACCAGTCTTTTTGTTGCGTTGGACAGTCCCCTTAGGGATGCTGTCGCTAGCCGAACCGGGAGGAGGTCTGCGACCACCTTTTCCAGTATACCCTGCAGAGCCTCTGACTCGTTTATCAGTTATCTCTGCCCTGCGATCGGCAGCAGCAATCCTAGCAGCATTGTTACTACGGCTCGTAGAAGCCCGAAGATTATTGTTTCTCGTAGTCTCTGCCAAGCGACTCTGACGATCCCTGATTTGATCGTTGACATTGACCTCTCGGAGGTCTTCAGCTTCGTCAAAATCTTCTAGTCTGTTTTTACGGTAGGGATCAAGACCCCAATTCTTTACAGCTTCCCCGTAAACAGAAGGAAGACTATCAGTATCTACACCGTATTTCTCAGCAGCAGCTTTCAGGCGTGGCAGAGCCTGCTGGTAGGACGCGTCGTCATTAAAGACAGACATATACTTACCAATAATGTTCTGCCCCTTCTCAGCCATTTGCGCCTTTCTATAAGCCGCTTCTTGAGCATAGCGAGATTTTAGTAGTTCGTTAGATCGGATTTGTTTAGAGAGCTCTACAGCTTCTTTCCCGAATCCGGCTTGCTGCAAACGATCTAAAGCATTCTGGGGATTGTCTAGGAAATCTTCACCCAGCGCATCCGAGTACTTCTCTTCCCTACGTTTACCTCTGTAGATATCAGAGCCGCTCAATGCGTCGCCTAAGGTTCCTAGGATATCCCTAAAAGTTCCTTTAATCCCGAACATGCCTTTATGGACAGTTTGGGGGGATTGAACTTGAATATCATTCACAGGCTCTTCAGGCAGAGGTGCAGGTGTTTGAGGGATCAAAGCGTCTAATCCCGGTCGCATCTGAGGATCAGGAAGAAAAGGAGGGGTTCCTATCGTACCAGAAGAAATTCCTCTTGGATCGAAGGCAGGAAGTCCTTGAAGCAAGGCTTGTAGATTCAATGCCATTATATATCCTTAAAAGCCCGCCGCCATGCTAGAACCAATTGATCCTAAAGTTCCAACAATGTTAGGCTTAGTTTTGCTTGTCGAAGTAGAGACGTTGCGACTACCCGCTGAAGTCAAAGCACCTGCTGCATCAGTACCGATTCCAGCCAATCCAAGCAACTGCTGCATGTAATTAGTCGAATACTGGTTGTTCAAACCTGTTTGATATTTAGCCAGTCCTTTTAGCGTCGCACCACTATCTAGTCCACCTATTTGGGCTTGCTTAGCCATGATGCTATCTGCGCCGTTTCCGAGCTCCCAATCGTATCCCATAGAAGATTTGTAATTTTCCAACCCTGAAGTATCTCCTCCTAGAAGAGCAGACAAACCGGAAGCGCCTTCTCCTGTGTAGCCGAGTAGATTACTCGCCCAATCGTTGATTGTGCCGTAGGCTTGGTTGTCGGTAGTAGAGGTAGACTTGCTTTTAGAGCCACCGAAAAGACTACTCATGAATTTTTTCCCATTCGTTCTTTGTTAGTATAAATAATTCCATTGGCTCTACGATAGTATCAATTGTGCCGTAAGAGGAAAACCCTAGTTTTCTAGATAGCCATCTTGCAGGAAGATTACACATAGGTGTCAAACCTTTTATAACCTTTGCCCCGTGTGTTTCAAACATACAGAAAAGAATTTGGTTCGATCTCTCCAACACTTCTTTCCCCCTACTTTTACAGAAATAATGTCCGTAGTAAACATCTAAAGAATCTCTTTCAAAAAAGAAAAGATCTTCATCGATACTCAAACAGATATTATCAGAATCATTCCAATTTTGATGGAACCCTACAAGAGAGTTCAAGTAGGGCTCCATCAGTTTATTTATGATTTCTGTATCCGTGCAAACATTAATACAAAGGTTCGTATTCAAAGGCAGCCCTTAGTGTTTGGCCATCAGCTCCAAAGGGGAAACCACCATTGTACAGAAACGCAAGCATCGCAGAAGTAGCCGCGTCTCCTATTGCCGTACCACCAGCGGCGCTATTGTCATTACGGCAAACGCTTACGAAAGGTGTCTTAATTGGGAATGGAAGAGGTACAAACAAAGCACCTGAAGCAGTTCCCAATGTAGTACATGTTACATAAGCAAAACCTTTAACACTCTGGCCGTCTAGTCGGCACTTTATCGTACCTGTAAACGCCCAACCTGCGCCAGCAGTCGCTGTCGGAGTCACTGAGTAAGTCTTGTAAGCCTGTACGTTAGTGTGGATATTGCCAGCAGTATTATACCTAACCTGTGCATTTATAATGACATTTTCAGTAGAAACAGTAGCAAAAACACCCCACAGACTATCTGTGATAAATACATCATCAGCGATAAGTATTTCAGTACTGGCGTCTTCAATTCTGACGGCATGACGAATCGCGGATTTAATGTGTCCGCTGTCAATAGATATACGACACTGGAAGGCATTCTCGATTCTAATACCATCTCCGGGACCGGGGGACCCAGGAATGTACCCTGCTCCCGAAAGCCAACCGTTGACGTTTAGCTGCAAACCCGCATAAGTCTGATTGATCCAGATATGGGCTTGATCTTGTGCGTCAAGGCAACAAAGAGAAGAGATAAGAACTTCTCTGTTATACCGATTCACAAGAACAGTGTCTATACGAAGGCCTACGTTACCGCCGTAGCAGAGAAGCTGTCCGAGGTATAGTCCGCCGAAACCGCCACCGGAATAAATCTGGTAGTTTCCTCCGAGTATAAGACCTTTATCCAAAAACAAATCAGACGCTTGGTCACTGACCGCAGAACCCTTCATTACGATACCGTTGTTACGGGCCCGAAAAATGAAGTTGGAATAGAACCCTACGTTAGTTCTGTCAAAAAGAATAGCATCCCAGATCAAGGGAGTATTACCCGGATTGCCCGGATTGACGTCACTGATTTCAAAACCGCCGTCTGTATCGTTAATAACGATGGCGTAACCCGCTGTCATTGCAGGTTTCCCCGGCATTCTGTCTACAGAAAAACCTCTGAGAGTGACATGGGTAGAGGTTCCGATAACTCCGACCGTAAACATATTTACAGTAGTATCCGCCCCGTCGTACCAGAACAAACTATTTAGTTTGCTAGACCCGGTAATAAGAAGATTATCAACAGCGCCTGTAGCAAGGGGTGTTACAAATCTGTATTTGCCTACGGGAGCCCACAACTCAGTGAACTGATTCCCTAAAGCAAGCCAAGCTTGAATAGCCGCCGTGTCGTCCGAAATACCATCTCCGACTGCACCCATATCTCGTAGAGAGATGCGGTGTCTCAAGGAGGCTTGAGAAGCAATTTCCGCATTTTCTAGAGCTATCAGAGCCTGTTTTACCGTAGAGTTAGCCGCAATGATGGAGCTAAAACCAATCCCCAGATTGTTTTCTACGGGAGTGATACCGATTGCAGCCGCGTTGGCTTTATTAGTAAAGTCAGGAGAGATCGCTAGCAAAGACAAGAAAGTTACAGGAAGAACTTTAATAATTTTATTAGTAATGGAAGTAGGTTGCACGTTATTGTGTGCTGTTCCCATGCCTGCATTATTGACAATAAGACCAGAAACAGCGGTTGCCGTTATTCCAGTATTACTACTAAACCCTGCCCCAGCGGCGATACCTGTGCCCCCTGCTTGAGGTACGCCGTAGTCGTGAGCATGTCCTGCATCAGTCACCCCGTGATCGTGAACAGCAAGTTCATCTTCAATAAGGCTGTGTCCTTGCGAACCCCCAGAAGACCCTAGACTAGTTCCTACAATTCCGTGATTGACCGCATTAGTAATACGGCCAGCAGAAACACCACCCATGTTGTCTTTACCGGCTAGGACTCTTCCCCTAAAGTCAGGAAGATTAAAGGTGGTGGTGCCGTTGCCTGAACCATAAGTAGTTCCAATAGCGGTGAAAAGATCGAGAAAATCAATTCTCGAGATTGCCTGTCCGGCGCAAAACATGAAACCTTCCGGTGCCGTAGGCCCGGAGTAATCAATTACAGCACCTACCGGCAGTCCGATCTCACCTTCGGAGAATAGAGTCCCGAGAGGATCTTGCTCGTCATAAGTACCATCAGAGTAAACAATAACCCTACGATAGACGATAGAGTCATCTAGGAAGATTGAAGGTACGATTTCACCTGCCCCGACTTGAACCGGATTAGGTGATGGAATATTCATATTTGCGTCTTGGTAAATGGGCGCAAGTACAGAAGTGCCTGTGTAGTAGAAGAAAATATCCCCTGCTACTGTAGACCCTCCCGGCCCAATCAACCGCCGCTGATCAATAAGATGGATGAAAGAAGCCATTTTAATTCCTTAGCCTATCCGCCAGATCGTACCGTCGAAGTACACCGGGACATTTTCGACACCACCTCCTACGACAGCATCTCCAAAGATTTTAGTTGTAGCGTCTGAAACAATTGCTCTTGGCGAATCAGGAGCGCCGGTTAAATCGGCTACGACAACAGGGGTTGCATTTATATTTTCAACAGAAAGAAAAAGAAGCTCATAACTGTTCCTCAAATCCTCTATGCTGTTCATTACTTGGTCCCAGTATCTTCGGAACAGTTCTGGTTGAGAAAACCAATTAACAGCCAGTCGTGGTAGTTTACCAATCGGCATTTCAAACCTCATTCATTGTTGCGTAGTCTATACGAAATTTAGCGATATCAGAGAAACGAAACTCGAACTCTCTTCCGGGTCGTTCATACGATCCCAAAGATCGCCAAGTCACGTCCCACTCATAGTTGCCTTTCCTTCCTATATTAGAAGGGAAGTAATCCGTCCAAGAGAAACCATAGTCGTCTGACCATCTCATCTCTAGAGAAGGGTTTTGAGTATATTCAGGAGGCCAGCCTGCATTCATTCTTACGTTGACTGAATTACAAACTTCGCCAGTACTCATAGAGAGAAGAAAACCTGACACCTCTCGGACTACGGGTTCTCCGTTATCAGAGTAGCCTTCTTCAAGTTTCCAAATAAGCCCTAGCTCACTGTCACCTGAATAGATATTCTCATTAACTTGAATACCAAGATGCCCTCTCCAATAAGCGTGACGGTAGCTGTCCCACTTACACCAAGTTCCTTGGGTAAGGTCGTAGACTAAAGTACATTGGTCAGTGGACACGACATAGAAATCGTGCTGGTTCCATCGGAAACCCCAAGAGCGGAAATTAGTCGCGAAGCGTAAAGCCTCCTCTACGGACTTTGAACTAATCCTAGCAGGAGATCCCTGAGCCATCATTACGGCTCGTTTCTCCGTCACCCAGATAAGACAGGGTATTCCGTTGTAAGATGCTGTATAAGAAGTCGCAGGGGAGACGCAACCCTCCGTGTACACTCTACCCGAGATGCGTTGGTAAGGGGCGTCAGCGACCCCTGTAGTCTGCCACACTTCTACGCCAGATGCTCCTAGAAACCAGATCTCGTCAGAGATTACATTAATAGAAGTCATTGAGTCAGGAGTGCGCTCAGCCGAAGCAAACGAAAGAGCGTCTGGATTGGCCTCTCCCGGGACAATCCAATAGAATCTTTGAGCGTTTAGTTGGCCTAGAAGGAAGTACCCGTCAATAGTAGCTACACTGCCTACGAGACGATCATCAGGCATTACTATAGGTACAATAGTGTCACCGTCTGTCGACCAAGCAATACCGTTACGAACTATTACGACTCTGTCGATAGTGCCTGCAAATACACAGTATTCGTTTCCCGGCAGGTCTCCTACAGTTTCTATATCAAATGTAACAGGATCCACTTTGTATAGAACCTCTCCGGCCACTATTAGCCAGAAGTTATTAAGAGTGCCCTCTTGTCGCCAGAAGCCGTAGATAGAGGTATTAGAAATCTCCTTGAACAAGGACAAGGTCGGACGAGACAGGCGAGCCAGCTTATCAGGACTAAACCTATTTTCTGTAAGGTACATATTCCGAAGGCGGATACGAGAAAGGTCTTCTTGCCTTGAGTCGCCTTCGGTGTATCCCAGTGGAATTGTTACCATGTTAATCCTTTGTCAAACATTGCGTTAGGTTGATAAAGCCAGTAAGTATTACCCCATTGGTCTCGATCAGCAGCCACTTTAGCGTTTCTGATTAAAGCCAGTTCAGAACGAACCGGAATGTTTTGCGAGTAACGCGCCCTCAACTGAGACTTGGCTCTGTTGTACACTACGAGAGATTGCTGATCAAACTCACGTTGGTAGGCGGGGTTCAAGCGAAAGGCCAAAGAAAGAATGAAGAAATCATCAAATTCTTCTGGGAAAGGGAAAGTGTCAAACATTGCAAGAGGTGAATAAGCAACCCACTCTGCTTTGTCCGCCCGGTAAACCCACTCTCTGTCGAGTCCGTTAGTGGATAAGAGAACAGAAGCAGAACCTTCTATTAGAGCTCCATTTCCGTAGACGGTAACAGGATACGTAGCAAGATTTCCACTAGCATCCGCTACGGCAAAACGACTTCCGTCATCAGGAGCAGGATGTAGATAAAGATTTACACCGGGCTGATCCAAGTTAAGATTACAACGAGTGTTCTTAGGAACAAACCAGTCGTTATCAGGTACAGAGTTCCAGCCCGGGTATCCTGAAGGGCGACTAATATTGTTCTTCCCGATAGGGAATCCTGTCAGAGGATCTCCAGCTTCATTGCCGAAGACAGACTTAACAATACGGTTAAGGTACCGCAAAGCTTCAGTTTCTTGTATTTGAGTAGGTTCGACACCAATACCTATCAGATTGCTCTGACGGTAGGCATCAACGATAATCTGATAGGTAGTTGTCATTTAGTTTCCTAATACGATAAAAGGCTATTTTATAATGTTCCATCTGGCTGCCACTGCTGTCGCGACATAATTGTAACCAGCAGCCGTCAGGTGGACGCCATCGGAAAGCAGGGACGGCGGGCAGTATCCCATTGCAATGGCAGTATTGTCCGGCCCCGATCCATCGCCGTGCAAAGCTAAAATAGCCTGCGCGTCGATGAAGTTAGCGCCTAATCGTGAAGCCATGCCCGCCGCAATGTCGCTGTCCTGTACCCATGTCGATGACGTTGAAGCACGCTTGAGCGGAGGCATCATGATAACGCGGGTAGCTCCACCACTTATGCCGATAAGTGTGTCAACTTTGGACAGGTAATCAGCGGCGGAAATGGCCCCGTTGCTGGACCCGTCCCAGAATACGTTGGCAGGCGTGCCGACCAGTGGATTGTTCTGCCGGTAGACGATTTCCTGTTCGATGGTAGAGCCGCCGACAGATACGTTCTGAATGGCCGCGCCGGTCGCCTGACTGAGCGGGACACCAAAGCCGGATCCATAGCTGTCGCCATTGAGTGGGATAATGTCCAGCGTCATGCCGGCGGGTGGCGTTAGGTTGCGGAAAAGGCGAACGCGATTGAGCGTGCCATCATAATCGTTCGTGGTAGCAACCTGCCCCTGTTTGAAGCGCATCACGGCAAGCGGTGGCATGTTGGTAGGCGAGGCCGTGATCGGCGCACCACCGTTGACGGAAACGCCAGCGATGCCAGCGGTCAGGACGAATTGCACAGTGAAGGTCGTGGACACCGCCGCGACACCTAGGTCAATATCAGCCTGTTGCGTGCCAGTGGTGCCGAGAACCGTTTGGGCAAAAATCTTGAAGCGCAGATGGCCGTCACTGGAATAGCACAGTCGCGCATAGTTACGCTGCTGCGCTGTCGTGCCGTCAAGTGCGCCATCATCCGATTGCCAGATGATCTTGTCCGCTGCACCCGCAGCCGCTGGTGTGACAAAATCGACAATGCCGGAAATACCTCCCGCAATCCACCCGGCGAAGGGTGTGGCCTCCTTGACGGTCAGGTCATCAACGGCCCACATCCCGGTAGCTACGCCGGACTGCGCAAGGACGCCTGAAAACATGGTTGACACGCCGACCATGGGGCCGAACGTGCGGGCAGGAACGGCTGTCAATGACGTGGCACCGACAAGCGCAGAACCCGCGACCGGGCCGTTGACGTTGGTCACGTCATTGCTGGCGACAAACTTGGCGTTGGTGCTGGCAGCCGGGTCTTTGCGGATTTTTGCGCTTGCCAGATACGCCTTGCCGCCCTGAACTGGAAAGCTGGAATAACCAATCGGGCGACTGGCAGACACCGCCGCCGTCACCTGATATTCGCCAGACACCGCCGCACCTGTGGCTGGCCCACCGCTGACCTGAGACGCCGCCCAGCCTGTAGCGTCCACCACATTGCCGTTGGGAACCAATTCCGGCGACGTTGGCGACACATACGGACCTATAAGCGTCTTGCCGCTTGATACGCTGCCGCCGATTGCGGTCAGAAACGCGGCTTCACTTCCGTAGGTGGTGCTCCCGAATAGATAAGAATTAGAGGCGTAATCTGCGTCTAAAATATATGGTGACGTAGCGCCCCCTTGTCCGAAAATTTGTGAAGACCAAGTTCCAATCATATTAGATACCCAGCGTCCCGGAAGCACCGCCTGCCAGAGTTACAGAACCACCGTTCGAAGAAAGGTAGAAAGGGAACGGGTAGTAGAAG